CCGCTGATGTTCCCGAGGACACCGGAACCGAAGTCACCGGCCCGGAAACCGGTCGACTGCGCGTTCTGGGGGTTCACCGGGGCGAACAGCTGCCCCCACAACCCGAGCCGCGACGGCGGCACGACCAGCGCCAGACGACCGGCGCCCTTCACCGCGGTGTACACGTTCGCCGTCGCCGTCCACAGCGCCGCGGCGAGCGTGGCCGCGGTCTCAGCGCCGGCCGCGCCGGCAACCTCCACGTTGTTGGCCTGGGTCTGGATGAGGGTCCCCAGCGCCGCCTCAGTCTGGATCGCGTACTGCGAGGCGAGGTCGTTGATGACCACGTCCAGCATCGTCGGCTGCGAGAAGTCGATGTCCTGGCGGGACACGTTGACGTAGCCGCCGTAGGTGACGGCGGTGCCGGTCAGCCGGGCGATCGTCATCTTCTGGCTGGAGAGCTCCGACTTCTCATCGGCGGCCGCGCCCGCGGAACCCTGCGCGGCGACCAGCGTCCGCTGGGTCACCTTCGGCCGGTACCACGTCGCCGACGGGAGGTTCCGCGGGCCGAGGAACGACACCGCCGGGCGGGACGCGTCGATGAAGTTGACAACCTCACCGACGATCGGGTCGGGGACAACACCCAGGTTGTCCGAGGTCTTCTGGTGCGCGGCGGCGCGGGTGTACATCTCGAGGCGTTCCATCGCGTCGCGGGAGCCGTTGGACCCGGCGATGTAGTCAACCAGGTACGCGCCGGTGGACCGGTACTCGACGGGGCCGTTGTCGACCTGGTTGCGGGCCCGCTCCATCGCGTTGGCGACCTCGGTGGCCCGGGTCCGGGCGCGGGTGGTGGCCTCGCGGGAGTCGTACAGCATCTTCAGCTGCTCATCGAGGGCCGCGACGCGGGAGCGGGCCTGGACGGTCATCTCTTTCTCGTTGTCGGTCAGGTCCCGGTCGGCGTCCTGGGCCTGCTGGACGATCCCCTCGATGAACGCGCCGCGCTCCTCGAGTTCCTGGTTGAGACGCAGGATCATCGCGTCGGTCTGCTGATTCTCGGCCACAGCCGTAGCTCCTTGTAGTGAGTGCTTGCCGGTGATGGCCAACTCGGCCAGCGAGCACCCGCTACGACCCGCCTCATTCTCCGAGGCGACCCACATTCTCCGGGGGGTCGGTAGTGCGAGGTTTCGGTTCAGCCCTTGCGAGCGCGCTGCCAGGCGATCAACTCGTCAAGGTGCGGCGTGACCAGCTTCGGAAGGTCCGCCGCTGACTGCGGTCCAGCCGCGCCGCGGACGCTGAGGACCGCGGCGCTCTCCCACGTCGGGTCGGACACGAACGACAGATGGTCCATGAACGCCTTTGCCACCCGTCGCAGGCCCGGCCGGCTCCGCTTATCCAGCTGCACGTACCGGGACGGCGCCGCGTATCCCACCGACGCGCCAAGGCACTCGTCGTCGGCAAGCGCAAGGGTCTCATCCCCGAGCGGGGTCTTCGCGATCCGTGCCGTCCCCACGAGCCCCTCCTCACGGGAGGGCCAGAAGCTCACGACCTTGCCGATGGTGCGGGTCTTCTCGTGCTCCCGGTTCACCTTGACCCGGTTGGGGCGTTTCTCGATCCCGTCCCACGCGCCGCGGAGGATCAACTCCCGCCATGGCTCACCGCGCCACATGACGACGGCTTCCTCGTCATACGGGGCGGCGACGAACTCGATGATCCGCTGGGCGTAGTTCACGCCGACCACGCTCGAGGAGCGATACAGGATCGGCTCCGCTGATGCTTCCTCAACGGCCGGGGATGCGTCGCCAGCACTTCGCGTCTCACTGCCGGTGCCGGGGAATTCACCCATCGCCGCGGCCTGCGCCATCGCCTTCTTCCGGGCCGCCTTCTCCGACTCCTCATCGCCCGGCGTGTAGGTGTAGCATTTGGCGGAGGGGGCGCTACCCCAGCGCCATCCAGGCTTATCTTCCAACTCACATCTTTGGAGAGGCATGGCAAACCACCTTCGCCGTCCAATCATCGATCGCCTCATGGAGAAGATCGAAGTCCAGAGTGACGGATGCTGGATATTTACGGGGTCGCGTTCGCCTGGAGGATACGGGCGGCTGTCCGGTTATCGCCTGAACGGTAAGCAAGGGTCCCCGCTCTACACGCATCGAATCTCTTATGAACACTTCAATGGGCCGATCCCGGCAGGAATGTGGATTGATCATCTCTGCCGAAACCGTGTCTGCTGCGCACCTGATCATCTTGAGGTTGTGACACCGCAGGTCAACCTCCTGCGCGGTACAGCTCCCCCACCGCCAAAATCTCGGAAGCAGTTCACAGCCCAAGAACTACGCGATCGAAAGAACGCCGCCAGGAACGCGGCTCGTGATGCATGGAGAGCAAACGGGCGTATCGGTCCCCGCCCCGGCTAGCCTCACGACCGGCCGCCTCCGGTCAACGCCTCAGCAGCCACCAGGTCCTCGCCATCATCGTTTGCCGCCTCATCGGGTAGGTCCGCATCGGTCAGCCGCTCCATCACCCGGATCTCCGCACTACTCAACGCGCCGACAGCGACGAGCTTCTCGTACGCGCTCGCGCGCTCCAGCAGCGCCGGGCGGGAGTACTCGTCCCGGTTCAACTCCGCCGACTGCCCCCGCGGCAGCGCCCACCCCGACAGCGCCGCCATCACCCGCGTCGCTGCGGTCTTCAGATAGCGGCGGTCGTGGAAGTCGAACACCTGCGAGACGTTCGAATACGTCATCGACTCGTTCGTCGGAAGACCCAGAAGGAACGGCGGAACGCCCAGAAGCACGGCGATCCGCGCCTCGTTGTACTGGGACTGCTCTATCAGAGCCATCTGCTCCGGAGTCAGTTGCAGCGGGTTCGCCTTCACCCCACCCGATAGGACAGCGGGCTTCCACGGCTCGCCCATGTTCCGGATCCGGGACGCCCACCACTGCTCCAGCAGATCCGACGCCTGGGCCCGGGTCAGCAGCTGCTCGGTCTCCAGGACATACTTCGGGATCGCTCCGTCCGTGATCTCCGCCGCGTACCGCGCCAGCACCGACAGTTGCACCAGACGAGCCCGGCCGGACTCCAACGGACCGATACCGCGGGCAGTGTCGGTCGTCGACTTGTACCGGATGTGCAGGACTTCGTCGGTGACGTCCAGGCTGCCGATCTTATAGACCCGCCGGCCGCCGCCCATCTCCACCGTCATCAGCGGCGGCGGGACCACCCGCAGCGTAGACGGCCACCCATCCGCCGCCCGGGCCATCGGCAGCACGAACGCCTCACCGACCGCCTGGAAATCCCAGAACAGCTGTTTCGCGAACTCGGACCAATCGGTGTAGATGTCCGGGTCCGGGTTCGTCATCCAAGTCGTCGGCGGCAGCACCCGACCGCTCCGGGTGCGATACACCGGCATCGCCGACAGCACCGAGGAGTTCAGGTCCAGCGCGGCCCACGCCACATCCGTCAGCTGCTCAAGCGTGGAACCACTGCTCCACGCCGGTGTAGCCCACTGCGCGGGCCAGCCGTCCCACGGGGAGGTGACCACCGCCGCCATCCGCTGCTGCACCGGCCCCGTCGGTTCATCCAACGTGACCCCGTGCGGGTCGCCGGGACGGTACGTCGGACCCACCGAATCCGGGTTCTCCACCGTCGTGTTCGGGGTGGCGCCAGCCCCGGTCAGCCACTGCCAGAAACTCACTCTGCGGCCCCCTAGGAGCTAGTAGATGGCCGGCAGGGCGGCCTCGGCCTCCACAGCGGCCTGATCGAGCGCCATCACCGCCGCCACCGCGAGGTCGATCTTACGGGGGCTGTTCTTGGCATCCTTCGACAACCGGCTGCCGCGGCTGTCGACCTTGACGACGCAGTTGTCGACGTGGCGGGCCAACCGCGGGTCACCCGAATGGCTGAGAGTGCCGTTGATGACGGCCTCATAGAACCGCTGGGTCGCGGGGACCATCCTGGCTGGCGACTGCGGGAACTCCACCACCGGGAAGCCTTCGGCTTCCAGGACCTGGAAGGTGCGGGCCCACCGGAACGGGTCGCACACGATCTCGCGGACCTGCCAGCGGCGGCACGCATCCCTGATCGCGT